ATCAAATGCGCTGTACTTGGAAAAAATACATATAGAATAAAATAAAAATTCCAAAAAATTCCTTGTGCAGATAATATCAATAACCTTTCAAACCAATTAGGTTTAGCTATTTCGATAAAAAACATTAAATGCATTCTTTCGTTTTCAGCTTCGGCAAGTAACTCTCTAATCATTGGCCCGTAACCGGTTTTCATTTGTCTTAAACTTCTTAAATGGATCCACATTCCAGCTACCATTCCAGGAACACCTGCAATTGTTTCTAATAC